CGATTGTACTCTTCGCTCTGAATCTTTCCTTTTGGAGTAACCATTTTCCTTCCTGACTTTCTGTAGGTGGATGATAAAACTTTCTATTCCCGCATATTATGCAAAATGTTTCCATGTGGTCTATGTTAGAAAACTGTCTATCAATAAACATTCTTCCTTTACATTTTATGCAAATTAACATTTATCTTTATTTGTTGGTTTAAGTTTTTCTTTTAAACTTTCTGCATACTCTTTTATTGTTTTATCTTTTTCTTCATTGTCTGCTAAGATTTGAGTTAGGTCTGCTCTTATAATAGCAATTTGAGTTTCATAATTAGAGACTAACTCTCCAATTCTTTGCTGCAATGCAGATATAATTAATTCTGCTTTATCCATTAAACTATTCCTAACTCTGTATTAAGTGTTGACATTTCTTGAGAAAGAGCATCTTGTTGTTTGTTTATCTCTTTTATTTGAGAATTCAATGACTCAATATCTTTGTTTCTATCAACAGAAGAACTATAGCATTCAGATAAAGATGTTTTTAAATCAAACTTATTTATTTCTAATGTATTAAGATGTTCAGCAATTATTTTTATTTTTTCTTCATTTGATATGTCATATGTCATAATTCCTCCTTTTAAAGTATATCACAATAACCAATAAAATGTTTTTAATTGTTCATATTCTTTTGATGGTTCGTGTACTTTTCTCCAGAAGTATGCGTACCGCTAAAATACCTTCTTCCTGATTGATGAGATTTATTTTTATCTATACTATTTCTTTCTAGGCTAAGGGCTTGAGACTCTTCTATCTCGTTCTCATGTATATTTATTGGAAAAATGTCCTGAATAAACTTAGTATTAAACTTTTCTACAAAATTTCTTGGAATTGGCAAAAATGCTCCCAAAGGATCTCCTTTACGAACACTAATGTTTAAGTTTGGAACTGTAATCTTAAGGTTAAATGTAAAATCTCTTCTAATATTATCAGTCTCAATAACTCCTGTCATAGAAATACAGCCTGGAATAAACATATTGGGTGGTTGAATTGTCATCAAGTTAACCCCTATAGGAGTTTTTAATGCAAACCTATTTTGAATAGTAATAATGCCACTTCCAAATCCTGTTTGAATAATTTGTTTATTACTATTAGAGTTATCAATAAAAGATATTTCAGGATTATTTTCAGTACCGTCCCAAATTGCATCAAAATCTATTAGTGATTTTATTACAAATCCATATTGGTTACCAATTGTTAATGGTAGACAATAATAAAAATGAGGAGTAAACCAATCTCGTTTTGGGTTGCCTCTTAATGGCTCAATAACTTCTTTATAAAATCCGTCATTTTGCAATACATGCGGAACAACAACAATTGTGTTCTCTGGAACTTCATATAATGGATCATTCAGATATGGGCCAGACATAGGATCTGCCCTTCTCGTATGTCCAAAAAGATGCAATGGTATATCTTATATCGTTTTCAATTTTGGTAACTCCATGAAGATGCTCTGGGTCTCCTGGATGCATGGCCAAGGTTCCTTGTTTTGGAATAATTTCAAAATTAAAGTTTGGGTAAAATGTATGTCCACCAGAATAGTTATTGTTTAAATACAGAATGGTTCCAAATACTCTATGATCAAACCCAACAATATCTGTATTGCTCATATCATCTGCATGTGGATGCTGTTCCATTCCTGGAAACCATCTAACAATTTGTAGTGTATCTGGATAAACATCTTTATCTAGTTTGTATTGTTTTTTAATTTCTTCACTACATCGCATATTCGCATCAAGCATTATTGCTGCAGATTTTTTGTCATGGTTGATCATTTTGTGATAATTAATTATTCTGCCATCCCAAAAATCATTACCACCACTTTCCCAAAGATCAGATGTTGTGGCAATATTAATTAAGTATTCACAGTCTTGTTTTGATAAAAAATTTTCTACAACTTTTGCATTATTCATTTCTACCCCTATCCATTAGTTCTTTTCTCCATTGTCTCCAACCTTCGTATAGATCTCCTAGGTTGTGTCCTACATGTTTATAAAATTCTTCTGCACTTCTTTCATAAAAAATATCTCCATCTTGTATGTCTTTACCTATTAGTATATCAATAATTCTATCTGTTGTATAGTCTCTTCTAGGAAAATATTCTTGTGGAAAATCTTCATGCAATCTTGGCCTTCTTATTCTGTCTGAATACAAATGATATACTGGTATATTTATTGGTACATAGACGTTCCATCCTGCAGTAAAAGTTCTAAATCCATTCAAAACTTCTTCGCCCCAAAATAAAACCCATTCTGGTTGTGGTATAGATTTAAAATATTCTGCTGGTGCAAAAATAAAATGTCCTGCTAGGTACCAATCACGAGCATATTCTTTTCCTTCTAAAAGATCTAAAATTACTCCTCTTGGAGATAAATCATAAGAATGAAGTAAATTCTGTTTGGTTGTATCAGTATGCATTTCAAATGAAACTGGATAGGGCTGTTCTTTTTTTTCTTCAGATCCATCTTCAAAAATATCAAACACTGGCAAGGCTCCACTTAATATTGGTTTTGTATCATCTATCGATTCTATTATATTAATTAATTTTGTGTCCCACCCTTGATCAAATCTAGAGTGCGAATCTATTTGAAGGATGTAGTCATAACTATCATCAAGCCATTTTAAGCAACGATTTCTGCATGCTGTAACGCTAAACATTTTGCCAGCCCGTTCAATATCATATTGGACTTTGCCCTCATAGGTTCTTTTTAATTTTAATATTTCAAGTTCATTTTCTAAAGCATGAATAAAACATCCAACCATTATGTTTTCTGGATAATCTGCTTCACAAAACAATGAATCAATTGTGCTTTGTAAATATGGATCTCTGTAGGAGGCTAAAGATACATATATTTTTTTCATTTACCATTTACCAATTGGGCATGATGCAGTTTGTAGTTTTGTTTTAGATTCCATAAAGCATCCACATTTTCTGCATTGCTTAGTTAGTTTAATAAGTTCTGGGCACTCAAGACATATTGAATACCTTATACTTGCTAAATCATTTTCAGATCTAGGCTTGTTTGGATTTAATAAATCCCACGGTCTTGTTTTTGTATTTTCTTGTTGTTGTTTTTTTACAAGTTCTGCCTTATCTGGATTATTTTCTTTCCAGATATCTAAAGGGGTTTTTGCCATATTAGTCTCCTGTATAGTGTTCTAAATAACTTTGTTCACGATCAGAATTGTATAGTCCGTTAACCATTTCTGTGTCCCAGCCTTCATAAGGAAGATAAAATTCACCATTTGCATCATATAGCCAACCAGAACAAACATCTTGATTTTTTATAAATTGTTGCTGATCTGGCGGTTTAAATATAACAAGTATGTCTGGATTACTTGCAATTAGACTTCCCAAAAATGATGATGTTTGAAGCGTTTCTATTAAATTTCCGTCTTTCATTAAACTTATACTGCTATAGTCATCATTGTTGCTAATTACTTCATTTGCAGAAATAAGGATTTCATAAAAATCAGTATACGTTGGCATATCTAAAACTACCTTGCCGTCTATTCCAAAGGCTATTGCTATTACTTGTTTTGATGGATGTTTACCTGCAAAATAATATATATCATTATCTGTCAACATAATAAAAGTATATCACACATAGATGGTTTTGTAAATATCAACAACTAAATGATACTGCACCCGAACCACCGCAACCAGAAAGCGCTGTTGGTTGGCAACAATTTCCTGCTGCATTTGCTGCAGTACATCTTCTCACTGCACTTACAGTTGGGCAAACGGCTGGTGGAGGCGTTGTTGGTGGAGGCGTTGTTGGTGGAGGCGTTGTTGGTGGAGGCGTTGTTGGTGGAGGCGTTGTAGGTGGAGGCGTTGTTGGTGGAGGCGTTGTTGGTGGAGGCGTTGTAGGTGGAGGCGTTGTAGGTGGTGGTGTTGTAGGTGGAGGTGGTGCAGGTGCTTGTGGAGTCCAGTATGTTAATTCAGACTGTGATCCATTGATAATATTATCGTTTGAATCTGTTCCATAAACATACATCTTAAAAGTACTTCCATATGTATAATAAAAATTACTTGTATAGGGATTGCTAATATTATATGCATATGTCCAACTAAAAGTTCCATCTGGTGCAAACTGAAGCATGTATCTTGTGATTCCAGAAACGTTTGTCCAAGATAAAGATAGCCTTCTTCCTGTACCGTTGCTTGCTCCGTCGGATGGAGTTACTCCAGTTACTTGATTACTTGGAAAAGTATAAGGTTTTTCTGCATATTCTGTTGTATATCCACTTCTTGAAGTTGTTACTCTTATTGTAACTCCAGACTGACTTATCCCAGAAATAGTGTAATCTATTTGTGATGCACTTATAACACTTGAAGTAATTGTATAAGATATAAGGTTTCCACTTGGTGTATAGGATGTTGCTGCCCAAGTATAGGCGCTATTATAATTTGTTACAGAAAATTTAACACTACTTGCAGTTACATAAACTCCATTTGAAATTATTGGAGTTAATCCTGTAAGGATTGGTGGTGGAGTGGTAGGTGGTGGAGTGGTGGGTGGAGGTGTCGTAGGCGGTGGAGTAGTGGGCGGTGGAGCAACATATAAAGAAACAGTTACGGAAGAACTAGCAGACTGAGTGGTTGTTCCAACTGAGTTAACTCCAACTACAATAAACCTAAAATACATCATGGTTTGAGTAAAATCAGAGGTTTGTGTTGTATAAGTTACCGTATTGGATAATCCTACTGAGGGATTTGCTATTGTGGTTAATGTTCCTATGTCTGTCCATGTAGATCCATCTTCAGATTTTTGAAATAAATATTTTGGATTTGCACTTACGTTATACCAATGATAATTTCTTCCCGTCAAAACTGAAGGATGAGTTCCACTTGAAGATGATATTGTTACTGGAGATTGAATTGAAGGGGCAGTTTGAGAGAACAATAACTTCCAAGATCCTGAAACTTTTAAATATGCAGAAGAAAGACCTTTCCATACGCCAGAACTATTTTTTAAATACATGGAGGCGATATCTTTCCATGCCCCATCGCTCCCCTTTAGTTTGACTGTCATATAATTTCCTTAAGGTGTATAGACCAATAAAACTGATCCATTGCCAGCGCTAGGAAAAGCCGTAGGATTACTTGTAAAACCACTTGTTGTTATTGTGTACATATTTCTTAATCCACCTGAACGATAATCTTGAGCACTACCGCTATATGATCCAGATATTTCAGCATTTTTTGCAACTTCAACTTGACGACCCTCTTGGCCTAATGAAAGTCTATAAATAAATGTTGATCCTGTTACTGATTCATCTCCATAAATATCATATCTTTTAAAATCTGTACGCATAAGGTACTGCGAAAGATTGTCATCATAAATCATAAAGTCAGAACCAGAGGTACTTTGAATTGAATAGTTTCCTACCTTTATTCTTCCAGTGCCTGTTGAGATAATTCCGCTAGCATCGATTGTCCATCCATCTGAAAAACTTCCAATATATCCACTGCCTGCACTTATTTTTCCAGTAATCTCTGCATCTGTTGCAAATATCTTACCTGCTACTGTTACTCTAAATTTATTTGCTGTATCATTTGGACCTGTTCCATTACCCGCCCAAAATACAGAATGAGTTACATCGTT